ATCATAGAGTTCGGTAAGTCTGAAGAACCAGAAATGGCAGTAGAAGAAGAGGAGGAGAGATCTATGGTTGACACAGATTACTCCCAGCGTTCCATGTATATGGACGCATCACCAATCAACGAAGACGAGCGTCGCGTATCGATGGCCCTGAGTTCGGAAGAGCCTGTCGATCGTTCGTTCGGTACTGAAGTATTAGAGCACTCAGCAGAAGCAATCGACCTGAGCTTCCTAGCATCAGGGCGTGCACCGTTGTTGCTCGACCATGACCCACAGAAACAGGTGGGTGTAATCGAATCTGTCGATCTCGATGGCTCGGCACGGCGTCTCCGTGCGACGGTCCGTTTTGGAAAAAATGGACTTGCTAAAGAGGCTTTCGACGATGTTGTTGATGGCATACGCGCAAACGTATCTATCGGATACGCTATCAACAAGATGGAGCGCAAGGACAAGGACACTTACGTGGCTAAGTCTTGGCGTCCCGTAGAAGCAAGTTTGGTATCAATCCCAGCGGATGTCTCCGTCGGTGTTGGGCGATCAAGCGAACCTTCACCCGAACCCGTAACAGTAACTGTCAGAACGGAGGAAATCCCCATGACAAATGAAGTAGACGTTGCGGCAATCGAGGCAGAAGCCCGTAAAGCCGCTCAAAAAGATGCCGCTCAAATTGTTGAGCTTGGCGCACGCCACAATCAGTCAGACATGGCTAAGCGAGCAATCGCAGAAGGTCGCTCTGTAGCTGAGTTCCGTGGTGAATTGTTGGATGTAATCGGTTCAGAGCGTGCTCTTGAGTCGCAGGACATCGGCATGACCGACAAAGAACTCAAGAAGTTCTCTCTCGTTCGCGCTATTCACGCTTTGGCTAACCCAACTGACCGACGCGCTCAAGAAGCCGCCGCTTTTGAATTCGAGTGTTCAGAAGCCGCCGCTAACGAGTTTGGTCGTGCCGCTCAAGGCATCATGCTCCCAACAGACGTACTGCGTACTTGGAAGCGTGACCTTAACTCATCAGATGAGTCAGATCTGTTCAGCGATGATTATCGTGGGACTGACTTCATCGATGTCTTGCGTAACGCATCAAGCGTCATGCAAGCCGGTGCACGTACCCTGAACGGTCTGTCTGGTGACGTTAAGATCCCTAAGAAGACTGCCGCCGCTTCTGCCGCATGGATTGCGACAGAGGGTGGAGCCGCTACTGAGTCAGAAATGACTGTCGGCAACGTCTCGATGACACCCAAAACTTTGGGCGCATTCACAGATGTCACTAGGCAGTTAATGATCCAGTCAAGCATGGATGTCGAAGCTCTGATCCGTGACGACCTTGCTCAAGCTATCGCTCTTGCGATCGACTTGGCTGGTCTCGAAGGTTCAGGCTCAAGCGGTCAGCCTACTGGTATCTTGAACACCTCTGGTGTCAACACTGTAACCTCTTTCGCGGCGGCTAACCCAACCTTCGCTGAAGTTGTGACTCTGGAAACTGCTATTGCTGAAGACAACGCTCTCATGGGCAACTTGGCATACATTCTTCCAGCATCAATGTACGGTGCACTGAAGACTACTGAGAAAGCGTCTGGTACAGCGCAATTCGTTGTTGAGCCTGGTGGCACAATCAATGGATATCGCTCTATCGTTTCTAACCAAGGCACTGCTGGGAACCTTTACTTCGGTAACTTCTCAGATCTCTTGGTTGGCTTCTTCGGTGGCCTCGACCTAGTAGTAGATCCATACACTGCATCAACAACTGGTACTATCCGCGTTGTTGCTCTTCAGTCTATGGATGTGGCAGTACGCCACGCAGTTAGCTTCGCATTCGGTAACGACGGAGCGTAAGACTGGTAGCCCGCCCTTCGGGGCGGGTTTTCTCTAAGGAGGAAGTATGAAGTACGAAGTAATTAAAGGTTGTGTTATCGCTGGCAAAAGCTGTCAGGTTGGCGAGGTAGTTGAACTTGACGAGCGTTTGGCTCGATCACTGATGGGTATCGGTCGCGTGGCTCCTGTAGATGAGTCAAAGACTGTAAATCGAGCGGTTGGCGTTGAAGGCGGTGAAGAGAAGCCTAAGCGACGTACTCGTAAGCCCAAAGAAGAAGTGCAAGAAGAGGCTGAGTAATGCCAGTAGAAGTTGCGGCTGATCGCAGTATTTTCCTTGCCGACTTTGGCGTGTCCTGTACGGGCAAGCCGATTTTTGGGCAGGAGACTACGTTCACCGCCATCTTCGACGCACAACATGCGTTAGAGGATGCCGGTGGATTCGTAGCATTCTCTGTAGATCAGCCACGACTTACCTGCAAGTCAGCAGACATATCAACCTTGCAAGAGGGCGATACTGTCATTGTGCCGGTCGACGGCACGAACGTGGATTATACGATTAGGGTTGTCATGCCAGATGGCACAGGAATTACTGAACTGGCTTTGGAGAAGCAATGAGCCATATCAGAACCCGAATCAGGCAAAATCTTGTTACTACGCTGACAGGATTGACTAGGACGAAGGCGAACTGCTTCGACACACGGGTGTTTGCGGTTCACAATGATATTCTGCCAGCGATCTGCGTTTATACGCAAAGCGAGACTACGCGCTACCCAACGATGGGGCCGCCTAGGACGCTACAGAAAAGACTCGTCGCTAGAATCGAAGTGTACGTTAAGATGACTGGAACGTACGACGAAATGGTCGATGAGATATGCGCTGACATAGAAGAGGCGCTTTACACGGATTTGACTAGAGGTGGGCTTGCTGAAGATACGCGCCTTATCTCTGTCGACACAGACTTCTCGGCTGACGGTGATCAACCTGTCATGGTAGGTAGACTTACTTGCGAGGTTGATTACTTCGCTGTTGAGGGCAGTCCAGAAGGTTAGTAAAATCGAGCATATTTAACGCTTTTGCGAGGACGTAAAAATGGCAACAAACATCGGTAAGGACGGAGCAGTATATAGCGGTTCAAATGCTGTAGCCGAAATCAAAGAGTGGTCTCTTGAGACTACTAGCGAAGTAGCTGACGACACTGTAATGGGTGATGCTTGGATGACTCACACAGCGACTCAGAAGTCATGGACTGCATCATTCACTGCATTCTGGGATCCTACTGACACTACTGGTCAGCAGACTCTGACAGAAGGCGCGTCAGTCACTCTGAAGCTGTATCCTACGGGTAACAACTCAGGTGATTACGAGTGGTCTGGCACAGCGACTATTACTTCAGTCAGCAAGTCAGCATCGTTTGACGGTTTCGTAGAGGCGAGCTTCTCAGCGCAAGGAAATGGCGCGCTCGTTGAAGGCACCGTATAAGGATGACGAAACTAATAGATCTGGCTGTTGAGCATTTCAACAGCTTGGGTGTTAGGGAAGTAATCATTCCTGAGTGGGGCGATGCTAGAGTCTTTATGAAGAACTTCTCTTTGGAAGACAAAGCGAAGCTCTCTGCTCGTGCTCAGGAAGATACTTGGGACTACTTGTGCTATACCGTGATATTCGGTCTTGTTGATGGCGAGGGCAATCCAGTCTTCGATATTGGTGATAAGGTCAAGTTGAAGCGGTTCTCGGCAAGCGGCATTGTAGAACGATTAGCTACTGCGATTCTGGCGCATCAGTCTGAGACTGAAGAGGAACGCGAAAAAAACTAATCGATGACCAAGGGAACCCGACTGAACTCCATCGCGTCTTTGAGTTAGCGGAATATCTTGGTCAGACAGCAGGAACGGTTCTACAGATGACGCCCACCGAGTTTAATTACTGGTGGACCTATCTCGCAATGAAGGCCAAGAGGCAAGAGAAAGATGGCAAACACAGAGCCGCTCGTAATAGAAATCCGCGCAGAAGATGAAACGAAGCAAGCCTTCGACTCTGCCGCGCGGAATCAAAAGAAGCTCGAAAAGTCTGTCAAAGATACTCTCTCGCGGATGGAGGACTATAAGAATACCATCGGCATGACGGCTGATGAGATTCAGATCTACAAACTCCGACAATCAAAAGCTACAGAAGCGCAGATCAAACAAGCCAAAGAGCTACAAAATCAGATCGCACTACAGAAAAAAGCAGTTGCTTCGCAAGGACGGCTTAATGGTTCATTGCGTCTCGTTCGTGGTGGTTTTGGTCAGCTAGGTCATCAGGTGCAGGACGTTGCGGTACAGCTACAAGGCGGCACTGATGCGATGATCGTTCTCGGTCAGCAGGGTGGTCAGATTGCTTCCTTGATGGGTCCAGGTGGCGCAATGGTTGGTGCATTCCTTGCTGTTGGCGCGGCAGTCTTCACTGCATTCAAGAACGTAGAGCAAGCAGAAAGCAAATTCTCTGAGTTGCAATCGACTCTTGAAGGGCTAACTCCTGTAACAGAACAAGCAGGAGCCGCGATTAATATTGCGCTAGAAAGTCTTAAAAGAGCGCAAATTAAAGCCGCGCAAATAGAGTTGGACAAGCTAACTAAGTCTATGTCTGCTCAAGTCTCTGCGGCTGAAAATTCAGAACAAGCGGCAAATGATTTAGCGACTGCCCAGAGCTACAATATACAACAGCAAGTAGCGATGGCTCGTGGCTCGAAAATTGCAAAAAAGTCTATGGAAGATCAGACAGACGCCGCTGGTGCTAATTTGGGCGCAATGGTCGACTTGATAAGGACTATTGAGACTTTAGGTGGCACTGTAGATAAGAGCCTGCTTAGTCCTGATTTGATTCAGCGTCTAGAAGACTTACAAAGCGCTATCAGACCTGATGATGCTGGTGGCCCTGTATTGTTTGAGCCAGAAGCGGTTACGGAAGCTAGAGAACAAATCAAAGAAATTGAAGATTCCCTTCTCAGTGGTCGAGATAAGATAAATGATCAATATGAGAAAATGGCAAATGATGTTGTAGAAGCGTTTAGAGTTTCGGGCCAAGAAGGTTCCTTCGAGCATAAAAAACTCATGGATGCCATTGAGAAGGCTCGATCTGATGCAATCGCGGAGATCGATAAGAAAGAAGAAGATCAAGCTCAAAGAGAAAAGGATTGAGCGGCGGCTAAAGCGGCAAGAGAAGCTAAGGCGGCGCAAGCTAAGATAGATGCTGAGAAGCGAGCTATCTCTACTCTTGAGGCTCTACAAAGAAGCGACGTCACAGACGTAGACAAGATTAACAAGCGTTATGACGCTGAGCTAGATAGAGCTAGGAAGGCGGCTGATGGTAAAGCAGAGCTGGCTCAGATGCTTGCAGATACTGAGGTAGCAATCGAAACCAAGCGATTCGAGGCTATCAAACAGCTTAGATTTAAAGAGATCAGGGATCATGTTGCTAACTATCAGCGGCTACGTAGTGAGGCTATCGATAGCTTTGCTACCGAGACTGAGTCGTTTATTAATAATCTTGTTCGTCGTCAGGCGGCACTAGAAGCGGCGAGAGCGGCAGACGCGATCAGTCAGGAAGAGTTGACTAGATACTCTATGATGCTCGAAGAGCAGAAAGCAGAGCA